TATTGCGGTTGAGGAAGTTCTGCTGGTTGGACTGATTGCCGAAAGCCGCCAGCGCGGCGTTCTGGGCGTTCGCCTGCGCCTGCGCCTGATCTTGGACGGCGGCGTTGCCCGCATTCTGCTGGTATTGCTGCATCTGCGCGGCGTTGGCGAAGCCTGCGCGCTGCGCGAGTTGCTCGTACTCCTGCGCCTGCGCTTGGTTCCTGAACTGCGCCTGCGCCGTGTTCTGGCCGAAACGGGTCTGCTGGACCTGATTGTAGGCGTCCTGCGCGGCACGGCTTTCGGCACCGGACGCGAGATATGCCTGACGGCTGGCTTCGGCGCGGACGTCGCCGCGGTCGCGTGCGGCGCTGCTGCCCTGCGGCGTGCCAAAGCCCATGCCGCGCGCCGCGAGTTGCGCGTCTTCCTGCCGCGCCGCCGGATCGGCTGCACGGGCGTAAGACTTCATCATCTCGCGTTCGATGGCCTTGCGGTCGGTCTTGCCCTGATCCTGCCGCAGGGTGCCGCCACCGGCAATCGAACCCTGAAGCTTGTTCTTGGTCTGGCCAAAGCCACGCTCAATCGGCCCGGCACCAGCTATGTTGCGGGTGATGTTGCCGCCAGAGCCGTAGCTGGTCGCCTGCGGCGTGCCTTGCGAATAGGACTGCCAAGGTGACAGGCCAGCGGTGTTGACGCTCTGGCCGAGAAGGCCTTGCAGCTTGTTCGATTGAGACACGGCCAACTGGCCGAAATTCTTCATCGACGCATTTTGCAGGTTCATCAGTTCCTGCTGCGCAGGCGACAGCGTCTGCGTCTGCGTATAGCGCGGAACGTCTACCCACTTGCCCTTGGCGTTCTTGACCTTCTCGTAGCCTGAAATCGAGTAGGTCTGGGTGCCGTAGGGATTGACGATATTGGGGTTGTTGACGATGGCGCTGGTCTGCGCCGCGCCCATCTCCGCAGCCTGTTGCGCCGCACCCTGCTTATAGGGATCAGGAGGCTTGGGTGCTGATGCCATGATGCACTCCTTCGCGGCGTATCTTACGATGATGCTTCGGCGGGATCAGCCAGAAGCAGTCTTCCGGCAGCATGCCGAAAATGGCGGCGTCGCGGACGCCGTCGAGCCCCCGCCGCAGAAATCCCTCATAGACGAAGCCCAGCTTCTGCGCCTGCATGCAGGCACGCTCGTTGGCCGGGTCGATGTGCGCGGAGACCCGCGCGGCGGTGCTGAACAGCGCCTTGAAAACAGCATGCATCAGGCGCGGATGCAGGCAGCGGTGGTCGGGCAGGGCGATGTTGAAGTGGTAGTCGAAGGCCGTCTTCGGCTCGCACGCCAGCACGCCGAGGACGGTGTCCCCCCTGCGCGCGGTGCAGCAGAACCATTCGCCCATGTCGATGCCGATGTAGTCGATGCCCGTCATCGTTGACAGCACCAGCTTGGCGTCGGGTTCAAGGGCGGCGAAGGATACCTTCATCCGAATACCGATCCCTCCTCGTACAGCACGTCCCAGCCCGACAGGCCAAACATGCAGTTGTTCACGGTGACGCGCAGGCGCGGGGCTCCGACACGTCCAAGGCCTTTTGCGCCGGTCCAGTTGTTCCACGCTCTGGGGCTCCCGGCCCAGTCGGACGTATCCCAGTCGGCTTCATCCCAGACCGCGCCTATGCCAGCCTGAGACGTCATCTCGGGCTGGTTGATCGGCGGCTTGAAGTCGTAATCGACCTGCATGTCAACATAGGGCTGCGGGAAGCCGTCGGTGATGATGTACGGCAGGATCATCTTGAACTGCTTCAGGTTGGGGCTCTTGAACATGCTCCAAGCCATCTGCACGTCGGCCACGATAGGGACGCCGTCGTCGCTGAAGTAGCTTTCGCTGACTTCGTACACCCTGCCGTCGTCGCTGCCGATATACAGCCTGCCGTCGAGCCACTGCCAGCAGCGGGACGGCAGCGCCGACCACGACGACCAGCGCGCCTTCGGAAGCTGCCGCACCATCTGACGGTACTTGTTCAGAGCCCCCAGCGGCATGTTGCAGATCGCCCGCCCGTTGTTCTGGTCGAGGATCAACTGCCAGCGCGGGCCTTCGGGGAACTGCGCCGAGATTGTGCGGAACTCGGTGACGACGTTACGCTCGGCTTGACCGAGTTGCTCGCTTTCGGCGCGGATCAGCGTGGTCATCGGCAGGAGCCCCGTCGATGTCAGCACGAACAGGTCGCCGCCGATATTGGCGACGCAGTGCATCGACTGCGGGCTGTCGAAGCGGAAGACGCCGACAAGCTGCATGTCGTTTTCAGGGTCAACGCCCGAGTAGATCGCAGCCTCGCCATTCGAGGAAAAGATCACCAGCTTGTCGTCAAGGCCACTGCCGCCATCTACGGTCCAGTTGTGGATCGCCCGCACGGAGCCACCTCGCTTGAAGATGGCGTTAAGCTGGACTTCGACCAGTTCGCCGGTCTTCTGCTGCAAGGGCAGGTAGTAGATAGACAGGTTCGACTGGTCGGCAAACCACAGGCGGTTCATGTGGCTGAGGACTTTGTCGATGTTATCGACGATGACATGCGTGGCTCCCGCTGGCGGGTAGATCGCCTGCTTGGCGAAGCTGCCGGTCGGGTTGACGGTGATGGCCTGATCCGCCGTGCCGGTTGACGTATCTACATATGGTAATGTCATTGTGTTGGCGGGAACGTTGACGCTCATCACCAGCTTGGTGCCGTTGGCGTTGACCATCCCGGCACCCGTGGCACCGGTTATGTAGACGTTCATACCATCCTTGAACTTGCCGATATCAGCTGGAGCCACGACGATGGTGGCTGGATTGGTGTGCGATAGCGTACCGCTAACGGCGGCTGGATCGACCACGACGCCGCCATCCCACGCCCACACGCCCTGCTTGCCGTTGGCGCAGATTGTGAACTTCTCCTGCCCAAGGTTGGCGAAGGAGGTGAAGGACCAGTTGCCGCTGGTGAAACCAGTCTTGAGCGCGACGTTGTTGCGGTCGTAGACGGTGCCGTTGGTCGCCGCCAGCATAGCCGCCGTAGCGCCGTAGAAGGGGATCAGCATCTCTATCGGGTTGGCCACCGGCAGCGTCTGGACGAGGAAAGTGCCGGGCCGCACCCTGATCTTGTCCTCGTCAATCACCCAGTTGTCGAGGATCGTCGCCGTCATCTGGTCGCCAACCGTCAGCTTGGACGACAGGTCGAGCCCCTTGATCGGCGCGCTGAAGTGCTGGAGTTTCGCCACCTGCTTCTTGAAGCGGACGATCTGCGCATTGGAAGAGTATTTGGACGGCAGCATCCTCACTGGACAACACTCTCGTCTGCGTTGAGGTCGAGGACGCGCTGGTTTGCCCGCACCGCTATGCGGTTCAGGCGGCTGGTGAAGTCGCGCAGTTGCTCGCCGTATTCCAGCCCCTTGCTGGCAAGGAAGCGGTATTTCAGGCCGTTTATGGCGACCCTGCCGTCGAACAGGATGTAGTCGCTGTCCTGCTTGGGCCGCGTGTAGCGTTCGGTGCCGTCGGCGTTTGCCAGCCAGTGGCCGTCGCCAAGGATTTCCTCGTAGGGTTCTTCCAAGAGGATTTCATCAGCGACGGTATTGAGTAGAGACACCATCTGCGCGACATCCTCGTCGGCGCTGCCAAGCGCCTGCGAAAGCTGCACCTGCGTGATGCCGATTTCCATCGACGCATCCGAGACTGCCTGCAAGACGGTGATCTGGCTCATCCGGCGGCTCGCATCTTGAGGGTGTCAATGATGCTCTTCTGGCTCGCCACGGTCGTCTGGGCGTCCTTCAGGGCTTCGGTGAGGGCTTCGATCCTGCCGTCGCGCTCGCGCAGAAGCTCTTCGTATTTCGCGGCACCGCCCTGAAGCTTGACCAGTTCCTGCGCCCGCGCCGCGAGGTCGCGGATTTCCGGCGGCAGGTTCTGGTTGTTCTTGGTGTGCAGCTTGGCAAGCTGTTCGACGGTCGAGATGTCGCGGTCGGCAAGCATCTTGAATTCGGCCTCGTTGACGGCTGGCCACAGCACCAGCGGGTAGCCTTCGGAATAGGACTGCTTGCGGCTCGCCTGTTCCTTCTGGAAGAGTTCGAAGGGGCCGGGATGCTCGTTGAAGTCTTCGTCGGTGGCTACGCGGGTGATGGAAAGCAGCGGCGGGCGATCCAGCCGGATTATGATGTTCTCCTTGTAGAGCGGCATGCCGTCAGCGCCTATGCCGTCCGGCTCCCAGCCAGAGGTGAAGCGCACCAGTGTAGGAAAGTCGTTCATCGGTTGTTTCCTACCCTTTACCCTTTGGGACGCGGCGGCGGGTAAAGGGTTGAACCCCGCCGCCGCGTTTACCGGGTCAAGTACCGGAGGCGAGGAGCCGTCCCTGCATTGCCCGATTGGACATGGTCAAGCCGCCCATGAAGGCGATGTGCTTGGTCACTGCATCCATGTCGGGGCTCTGGTCAGGAAGGTCGAGAGCCTCGAAATTGCGGCCCGAGTAAATCTCGAACTTGAAATATTTCGAGTTCAGGAAGTACGCGCCGGTCAGGCCGGTTGCGGCACCGTCGAAGACGATGCTGGCCGACTTGTATTTGAGGGTTTCGAAGCCGAGACCCGCCATCTTGCTGTCGCTGTAGCGTTGATTTTCCTGCAACCCGCTTTCGTAGGTCGAGTAAATCTCGGCGTCCGCGACGATCATGTCGGGATGCTCGGTGCCGCGAACCAGTTTCATCCACAAAGCATTCATGCCTGCCTTGAGGGCCGGATACTGGAGCCCCGTAGCACGCGCGACGGTCTGAAGCTGGTTCTTCCAGAACACCCAAGTAGTGGCGTCGATGCCGCCAATAATACCCACTTGGTTGTCAGAAACGAAGCCCTTCAGGCCGACGAATGACTTCGGAACTGTTCCGTCGCCATACACTGCCTTGGTGATGTTGTTGGACATGGTCCGCTCGGCATTGTCCATCTTGCCTTCCAGCAAGTTGAGGATGCGCTCGCGGCCACGGTTCTTGGCGAGGTCGGGGCCGGTCAGGGTGACGCTGGCCACGGCATTGGCGGCGGTATAGGCCGCTTCCGAGATGGTTTCCTTGACGGCACGGCTCAGAAGCTCGGAGCCGCTGTACCATGCGAAGGTTTCCTCGGCGTATGCGAGCGGGCAGGCAATCTCGCGACCGCCTTCAATCACCCGCGTGCGGTTGCCCTGCTTGAGCAAAGCCGTGATGGCGTTGCTGTTGCTGACGTTGTCCGCAAACGTCTTGTGGTAGTTCTTCAGCGTAGTCGCAACTAGCTGATTGACGGTAGGTTCGGCCATAGCGGCTCCTGTTGGATCAGAAGCCGACTTCCTCCGCAGATGCTTCGATCATGTCCCTCAAGCTCTTGCCTGCACCATCGCTGGGGCTCGGCTTGGCGACCGGGGCTGTCATGCCACGGGTGTTACCCCGCAACGCGGCCTTAGCCCTGTCCACTGACGCGCCGTTCTGGCCCTTGGCCCGTTCTTGCTGAAGCAGTTGCTCGAAAACCTCGTCGTTGAGGCGAACGGCGCGGCTGTAAGCCGTCTTCAGGTCGATGTCCGGGTTGACCTTGTAGATGTCGATGATCTGCGGCAGCACCGCGTCGAAATGCGGATACCGCAGGTTGCCCTGCTGATCCTTCTCGTCCGCGAAGTTGTCGATGCCCCATCGTGTGATCTTCAAGGTTTCGTCATGCGCCTTGGCACTTTCATGCTGGCGGATGCGGTCCAGTTCTGCACGCAAAGCTTGCTGGCTACCGATAATCTGGCCGAGGTTGTCGGCAAAGTAACGGATAGCAGGGTCTTTCATGTCAGCTTCGGAAAGCTGGCCGGGCGGAACCTGCTGGTTGCCAGCGGCGAACAACTGGGCTGGGTCAAAGCCAAGGCGCTGCGACAGGTCGTACATCAGTGCGACACGGACATTGGGGTCTGGATTTACGGCACGGCGGTGGAATTCCGCCCACTGCTGGATGGCCTGAACCGCGTTCAGGCCTTCCTGCCGTAAAGACCCCTCAATCACCGGGTCGGTGAAGACGGGTGTCAGCGCGCTGGCAAAATTGACTGCACCAGCATTCGCCTGAGACTTGCGCGTATAGTCCGCTTCCATCTCCGAGGTTCGCCGCTGAAGAAAGGCCTTAACTTCAGGTGGCTGGCGCTCGTATAGGGCTCGGTCCTCGGCGCTCCAGTGGGTCGGCGGCTGCTGAGTGCTACTCCCCGCAGGGGCTGGCTCAGGCGTCGGCTTCTGGGTCTCTAAATTTCGGTCGTCGGGGCTGGGAGCGGGGCGCTCTGCTTCACCCGGTTGCGCGTCTCGCGACACGAAACGGCCACTTGTATCCCTCGGACGGTCGTCTTGTCCAGACGGCTCGTCGGCTTGGGCGTCATCGATGACTTGGTCATAGCTGTCTTCGGCAATGTCACGCAGGCTTGGCCGGGGCTCCGGCGCTTGCGGCTCAGTCGAAGAGATCGGGCTGTCGGGGTTCTCGTTTGGCATCTGCTGCGGCTTTCAGTTGTGCCTCGCGTCCCTTTGAATACCCGCCCGAATGGTCGCGCGGATCATGGCAGTCGGAAACCGCGAGGTCTCGTTCCCGCTGCCGGTCGCTGGATATGTTTTCGCCCGTGGCGGGGCTCTCATAGGCCTCAAAACGGGACACGCGGGGTGCCGGGAAATCTGACTTTTCCGGCATTTTGCCCCAAGTTTTGGCGACGACCTTGCCGTCGCGGAAGACATAGGTGGTCATGTGAATACGAACGGGCTCGCTGCGCTCTTGATGTTGTGGTCGAGGACTTTGACGTCGATGGTACCCGGCACGGACTTGCGGGTATCGACCGGGAACCGCAGTTCGGTGGCGGAGACGTACTGCGTCGGGGCGTAGTTGGTGCCGCCGACTTCGACCACGCTATAGGGTGTAAATCCGGTGCCGATAACCTTGACGATGATGCTCGGCTGTCCGACGGGCGCGGTGCTGGGGCTCAGGCTGGAAATCACCGGAGCCGCAGGTGCCGGGGCTCCAGCCAGCGGGTAGGGATCGCGCGGGCCGATTGAGCCAAATGGCGTGTTGATCGGATCGGCAAAGGTCGTGCCGAGGGCCGTGGCCTTGTCGGACTGGGTTCGCGGCATGTAGTCGCCTACGCCGCGATCATCGACAATCACCGCGGCGCTGCCGTGTTCGACAGGCGTGAAGGGCGCGGTGAGCGGCGCTCCGCCCGCGCTGGTGAAGGCGGGGACGTATGCCGGTGGGATGGGCGTGGCGATGGCGGGCGGAAACTTGTGCCAGT